AAGAAATTGCCTGGTTCAAGATCCGCGTCGACCTGCGGAACAAAGTGGCCCGGTGGGCCAGATGAGCCCCCGCCCCCTGGTGGCGATCGCCGCCATCATCTTCCTGGCCGGCGGCCTGATCGGCTGGGCAGCCAGGGTACATGTCGCGGGTGACCGCTACATCACCGCCCTGGCCGCCCGCATGATCGCCGAGACCAGCTACATCAACAGCAAAGCCGATGCCATCATCGGAACAACACAAAAGGAGACGAAACGTGTCAAGTGACCGAAACACAGTGCCCGACGGGTACATGGAAGACAACCAGGGCCGCCTGGTCCCGATAGAGATGATCAAGGAGGTCGACATCACCCGTAACGACCTGGTGATGGAATTAATCGCCCACGCCAAATCTTATGCGGGCATTCTGGCAAGTTTCAAGGTCCGTGCCATGGATGATATTCAGGCATTTGTGGACCTCTCCGGGGAAAAATACGGTGCACATCTTGGCGGCCGCAAAGGCAACGTGACCCTGTTTTCCTATGATGGCCAGTTCAAACTGGTGCGGTCTATTGACGATTTCATAACCTTTGATGAACGGCTGCAGGCGGCCAAATCGTTGATAGATGAATGTCTGAAAAGATGGACCGAGGGGAGCCGCGCTGAACTCCGCACAATCGTCAACGATGCCTTCCAGGTTGATAAGACCGGCCGGATCAACACCAACCGCGTCCTGGGCCTGCGCCGTCTTGACATCCAGGACGAGACCTGGCAGCAGGCTATGCAGGCTATTTCCGACAGCGTTCAGGTGATTAATTCCAAAAGCTACATCAGGTTCTACGAGCGCCAGCCAGACGGCAGCTATCGGCAACTGAACCTGAATATTGCGGCATAGGGTTATGCGAATAGACCTACCATCAAAATCGGGAAAAGTTATCAGCATCGAAGTTGCCAAACATACCTCACGGTACGGGAGACGGCTGTTTAACGAGTGTCCACACAACCGAGTTGAGATTGACCAGACGTTGACGACTATTCGCTGTCTGGACTGCGAAAAGGACATAAACCCTGTTGTCTGGCTGGCAATGCTGGCTGAGGAATGGCAAAGGGTGGAACGTCTGACGGGCGAATACAAGGCCGCGGCAGAAAAATTAAATGAGAAATCGCGGACGAAATGCCGGCATTGCGGGAAGATGACGCCGGTACCTCACTAACTGCACTTGGAGGTGCAATTTGAAAATACAACACGGACAAGGCTCTACGGAATACGGCCCCGGTGTAAGTATTGACCTCACTGGGGATGAAGTTGCGACGGCTATTTATGCTTATCTGGTGGCACGGAATGTTTCTATCGACGGCCCGAGCACCATCACTGTAAACGGAGACCAGTGCGAAGAGGGAAATATCTACGTTGATCCCTCCGGGAAGGTGGTAGCAAAAGGGAAACTGTTTTCAGGTCGTGGTGCATAACTAAAGGAGGTTTAAATGTTCAATCTGACCGCAATTTGCCGGAATAAACAATGTGCCAACCACGGTGTAAAATTCACCAAAAAACAGAAGTCCTCGACATATGAAACCACCGACGGCCAGAAACGAATCAGAACCAATCTCACCTGCCCGGTGTGCCGCACCTGGTCCCGTATCATCAAACTTGAGGAGGTTGAATGATGGGCGAACTAATCAAAGAACTGGAACCGAGAACCGTCGGCGAACTGAAAGCGGCCCTGGCCGATCTGCCCGATGACATGCCGGTATCCGACTGTGTAGGCGAGTTGTTGTGCCTCCGGATCTACGAGCAGGACGGCGAAAAATTCATGGAGGTGGCCTGAAATGTCCATCCCGCGCTACATGGCCCCGGCGATCAACGTCCCGAAAACCTGTGTCAACTGCCTGCACCGCCACACACAAAGCACCTTCCCCACCTGTGTGCAGTGCAACGCCCTGGCCAAGGTAGAGGACAAATTCCCGATGCACGAAACAGACGACATAGAGGAGCCTTAAACCCCTCCCCTTGAAGTAAGGGGAGGCTGGGAGGGGTTAGCTTTTGACCCGAGGAGGAACCAATGACCCGCATGCACGCAGCCAAAATAGAAGACAGCCCGCGCCTCCAGAAGGTGCGGGATTTCTTACGCCGCCAGGGCAGCGCCACCACCCGCGAGATCAGCCAGGCGTGCGACGTTTACGCCGTCAACAGCATCATCGCCGAGCTGCGGGCCAACGGCTTCACGGTAAATTGCCAGGCCGTCAAAGGCCAGCGCGGAGTATATCGGTACACACTAAACGAAGCGCCTCAAATGCCGCTGTTTGCGGGGTTAACATGAAATGCAAATGTGGCGGCCTGATGCAATTAAGGCAACTGACTATGGACACTGATGCCCACGTCTGTGTCAACTGCGGCCGGGATGATATACCCCGCAAGTCCGCCCCTGCTGATGAGCCGGACGAGATACCGGTACCGCTGCCAAAACCGGTACCGGCACCAAAACCGCCGCCAGCGGAACCGTTCCCCAAATTCGGCACCTGCCCATCGTGCCAACGTACCAACATCAGGCTAGGGCACGCCGGTAAATGCGGCCGCTGTGCCTATCGGCTGAAAAACAAAATTGACTTGGCATTGCCGAACCAAAAACCGGGCAAGGCTGCCCCCAGATCAGACGACCCGGCCCCTGCACCGATCATCACACACAAAAAGGAGAACACCATCATGGGCGCTTTCGGAACCTGTACCACCTGCCACCGCACCAACATATCATTGCAATACAAAGACACCTGTGCCCGCTGCCACAAACGCATTGCCAAAGGCAAAGACCCACTCACCGGGGAGAAAATCGGCGTGGTGGCAAAAGCGGCGGGCGCGGCAATACTGACCTATGACAAACCGATCAGCCCGATAACAACGGTCCAGCCCGCACCGGCGGCAAACGAGGCGGGCGCGGCAAGCAGCGCCCCTACACCGTTCGCACCGATAACAACGGTCCAGGCAACCATCGGGTCGCCGAATATTATCGGACGGATACCCGATCCCGGTTTCACCCTCGACGTCATGGCCGCCATAGACGAAGCCTGGCTCGGCAAACGCACCGCCATCATAACCCAACTGCAGGCCACACCAAAAACCAGTGAAAAGTTGCGCATCGCCTTCTACACCCTGGCCTCGGTCAACGCCATGGGCACCGAGGCCTGATATGGGAAAAATGAAAGAACATCCCCGGTACAACGTCCTCTCGGTCCGCGTCAGCGACTACGAGCTGCGCGAGGTGCAGGAACAGATCAAAGGCAGCCGCCAGGACTATCTCCTCCAGGCGCTCATGGAAAAAATCACCCGCGATCGCCAGGCATCGCTAGACGACCATCTGAGGCGCCTGTCTCCTCCCCTTAAGTTAAGGGGAGGCCGGGAGGGGTTAGCTTCTGGCCTGGAGGGGTTATGACTTTCCCGGTCAACACCACCGTTCAGGGCTACCCCATCCGCACCGGACCCGGCGGAGCCTACATCCCCAAAACCCTCCAGGGCATGCAGCACCTCAACGCCTGGAAACAGGAAAACGCCGGGGCTCCTGATCACTGGCTGCGGCAGGAGATCGGCAAAGGCTTCCAACAGATGCTGCTGCTCCGCCTGGACGGCGCGCCCGCCGCCGAGCTGGTCGCCATGACCGCCGAAATGTGGGTGACCCTCATCGCCCCCAACCTGGAGGAGCAGATCGACCGCCAGCGGATCAGCCGAGGGTTCACCCTGCTGCTGCGCAAAATCAAGCGCTGGCCCCAACCCGTGGAGCTGTTGGAAGTACTCCCCACCAGGATGCGCCGGCCTGCAGATCCAAAGACCACGGAAGCGCCCATCAGCGACGAAGCGCACGAGCGTGGCAAAGCAGCATTTGAAGAGATCCTGGAGAAAATGAAATGAGCGACCGCCATCTGTGCTATCTGGAATACATCGACATCGACCAGCTCCCGGAACATTATCAGGACGTGGCCCGCGCAATTGGTGTAGAAGGAATGGTGCGGCTGGCAGAGGCCTTTCCCTGCGTGCCGATCTACCTCAAGCGCGCCGACAAGATACTGAAGCAGGCCAAAGAGGCCTATGTCCTGGCCAACTTCAACGGGGCCAACCATCGCCGCCTGGCGCTGGATACCGGCCTGTCTCTGGAGCGGGTCTATCACACCCTGAAAAAGGCCCATGAAGAAAAGCAGGGATGGAAACAGGAGACCTTAATATGAAAACACTGGAAGAACAGATCGAGGAAGCGCGCCTGGCGTGCAACGCATTTTATTCGCATTTTCTCGGCCGCCCGGTGGATATGTGGGACGGCTGCCAGCCGGACGAGCAGAACGCCTGGCACACCGTGGCCGAGATTCTGACCGGCCGCCGAGACGGCAAAACCCAATGAAACTGACCACAACGTTGAATCTAATCAAAACACATAACTGCTGCCATGACGGATACCACAAACTGGTTACTCATCTCGGCGGCCTCAAAAAATACGGCGCGGATGAACCTATTGATTTAGTTATAATACTCGACTGCAATGGGGTCGGGGATTGTTTGTGGGCGTTTAGGGCCACGGCAGAACCCTCGCAGCACCTCGCCCGGCGCATCGCAGATGAAATTTCAGCTTCATTGTTGGAATTGTATGGGACATTTTCCAATTCCAACGAGGTCCGTGAGGCTATGTTTTTTGCGCGAGGATATGCCGCCTCCGCAACATGGACGGCATATGAAAGCGGCGTAACTATCTGGTCCAGGGGCACCCTCGCGGTGTCCTGGCCGGCAGAGTCCGCCAAACATGCGCGGATAATCCGTGCGTGGCTGGAATAGTGTTAACGGCAAGCATGACCCGTGACCAACGGGAAACGGTGTCTATGCGCTGGTTATGGCGCATTGGCAACCAAACTACAAAGGAGAAACACAATGTCAAACGCGTCACAGAAGGGACTCATGGATTTTTTCAGCATTGCCAACGTATGTCACGAAGCAAACCGCGCACTCTGCGCCGGACTTGGCGACAACAGCCAGTTACCGTGGGAAGATGCCCCACAGTGGCAGAGAGACAGCGCAGTAAACGGGGTACGGTTCAACGTGGAGAATCCCGCCGCTCCGGCATCCGCTTCGCATGACTCTTGGCTGGAAGAAAAACGCCTTGCCGGTTGGAAATTCGGGCCGATCAAGGACGCCGACTTGAAAGAACACCCTTGTTATGTGCCTTACGAGGAATTGCCGAAAGAGCAGCAGGCCAAAGACCATCTTTTCAAGGCAACCGTGGCGGCACTGGCTCCGCTTCTGCCTTAACTGAACGTGGCGCAGGGTCGATGCTGGCCTTGCGCCATAACGGACGGCTTCGCCCTGAACGGCGGAGCGTAGCGTAGACCGCTTCCAGGGCGGGGTTATATTTGCGAAAGGACGAACGAACATGAATCTACAAAACGTAAAGCAGGCCATGAAGGACAACAGGCTTCAATCCTCTCATGTTGACTGGCTGATTGAACAGACAGAACAGGCGCAGGACATGGAGCGTAACTACACGCACCAATTGGGCGAGATGGCTCGACACTGTAGCGCGGTAATACCGTGGCTGGTGGAGGCTGTGGATGATGATATCATCTCGCGACTTCCGGGAAAAATCCGCGAAGGGATTGACGAGATCACAGATTATGTCGATGCCGTGCGTCCTGGCGAGGGTGAGAAGGAAACGAAATGGGGTGTCCATATTATCGGCCCTGATGACATTCATCCGTGCAGAGGAGAATTTGACGCACTCAGAAAGGCGAACCAGCACAATATCTCATTCGCCAAGCTGATGGCGGATGCTCTGCCACCCAACGATCCGTACTGCGTTGCGGTGGCAGAGCAAATATAACGGCTTGAACACAGCGGCTTGACCGCTGCTGTGTTTGGTTATGATTCGTTTGGCTGGGAATCTACAGGAGGCGTCATGATTGAGTTTTGTAAATGTGGAGCTTCTACAAGTGTGCGGTCATGCTACTCCACCAGCACGGGGCATGGTTACAGAATCAGGTGCAATGCTGGCCATCCTGGACCATGGGCTGTGACTATTAATGGAGCGACAAGGGTTTGGAATCAGTTGCAAAAGTCGCCACTAACACTGGAACAGGCAGATCAGGCTATGGGAATTGGTTTCACGGTAAAGGAGGCGATCCGGCTTTATGAAAATGCACATGTACGTTAAGACAACGGTGGTTCGCAGTCCTCAGTGGATGGGCGATAAACATTGGAGATACCATGTTACGGCCTGCGGGTTGATGCGGGAAGCTGATGATTTCCATATTGATGCAGCCAAGACACAAACCGAAGTGACCTGTGCCAAATGCATGAAGCAACATCAAGGATCATAACGGGTCTGTGAATGACCGGCTTGTTGCTCATGGCCGGGAGAATATGAGACACAAAAGTGGAGGTTGATTGTCATGGATGATGCACAAAAGGGGGGGCCGGTCGATTCACTGGTTAAACCCCATCGTTGGAAATTCTACACAGGCAAAAAAGTATGGGTGTGGGTTAGGACAAGAAAAGGCGTTGATGTTGAAAAGAAGGTGTTGCCTGCTGGATTTCTTTGGGGTGATCTGACTCAACAAAATACGGTTTTTTATGAGCAGATGTTCTGGCGGTTTTATCGGATAGAGGTTTAACGGCTTGAGTACAGCAGCGGGCTTCATCGCCTGCTGGACAGCGCTTGTTATGCTAGATTTTAGGGGGGCAGCATGTACCGAGTTCACAAAAATTGCAGGATTGCTTATGGAGTAACCCGTACTGTGCTGCTGATTGGCCCGTGGGCGTTCAAGTTCCCTTCAATGGTGGAATGGCGGCTGTTCCTTCTAGGTCTACTAGCCAACATGCAGGAAGCCTCATTTTCTAAAATGGGATTGCCCGAGCTATGTCCGGTGTTGTGGTCGATCCCCGGCGGGTGGCTGGTGGTAATGAGGCGGGCGCGAGAACTAACACGACAGGAGTTTGATCAGATAGACCTTGAAGCTTGGCTAGATCGCGGCGACTATATAATCCCGGCTGAACCAAAAATGGATTCTTTCGGTTGGATTGGCGAACAGTTGGTAGCGGTGGATTATGGGAATTAGCATAACGGCTTGAGGGTCTGCCGGACCACGGCAGCACCCGATGGTTAGATTACGAAAGGGGAGTCGATGGAAGCACGTTGTCAATGTGGCTGGACAGGGAAACCGGAGGATCGAAAGGTCCAATGGGGTAAGCGGTCATACTGCCCTATCTGTGGATCATACGCACCGATTAAACGGGAAATTTGTCCTTGGTGTGATGGATATATGCTTCCAAGCGGATCAGGTGATTTGCAGTGTGGTGAATGTTTCATGACTCGAAAGGAGCGATAGTATGGGATGCAAGTGCAAAGTATTTGTTTGCCCGGTAGATCAAGATGAAATGAAGGAGTGTGGGGAGCCTGAACTTATCCCAGGTGTCTGTTACGACCACACATATCTTTGCCCGGTTTGTCACCAAGAACCGACATATCCAGCAGAGATACCTTGCAGCAAATGTGCAGGAGTAATCTAACGGCTGGCAGGTCACGCGGCGACCGAAGGGAGATCGCCGTGGACCTGCTGGTTAGACCGCCATCGCGGTCTTGCCGCGATGGTCGCAGGGTTATCCTGCCACAAAGGCTATGAAAAATAATATTGACAAAATAACCGGTTCCGCTTTATCGTTTGCACAAGTGGCCTTCAACCCACGAGTGCATTGGCGGACCCTGACCGAAACTCAGGTATTTTTGTGCCCAACAGACAGAAAGGCTGTCGGGTGTGGGGGTAATACAACACCTGCTTGCAGGGAATATCCCCGCCGTTCCAATGCACGGTTGAAGACACCCGGCAGCTCCTTCAAGACTGCTATCCTTCAAAAGCATTGGAGAACCACCATGCAAACCTTCAAGATCGTCCGTTCTGGCCGTGTTAAAGAAGACTCCCCCCAATACCTTGGTAGTGAAACTGTCTATTCCCTGTTGGCCAAAGAAATGCGCTCCCTGGATCGTGAACACTTCATTGTGCTGCACCTGGACCTCAAAAACCGCTTGCTGGCCCGTGAGACAATCTCAATCGGTTCGCTCAATGAAACCATCGTCCACCCCCGTGAAGTATTCAAGGCTGCCGTTATTAACGGCAGTGCCGCCCTGCTGCTGGCCCACAATCACCCCTCCGGCAACCCGCTGCCAAGCAATAACGATATCAACGTTACCGCCCGCCTTGAAGCGGCCGGGGAAATACTGGGCATCAGGATATATGACCATCTGATATTTGGCGACCGTGGCTATTACAGCTTTGCCGCGGCCAAACAAGGGAAAAAGCAAAACCACACTAAGGAGGTGTAGTCATGGGATCATTGATAAAGATCGTAGATAGGAAAGTTGCGCCGCTGTTCTACAAGAAGCGGCCTGTTGTGACATTGCCGCAAGTGGATGAATTCCACGGCAGATCGGCAGGAACCGCAGGTAGGAACTTTCGGGCGAACCGGAAGCATTTTATCAAAGATGAAGACTTTTTCGAGGTGCCTTACGAGGAATACAACCAGCTCTTTGACTCGACGAAATCCGTCGGGTCAAACACGAATGACCGTGTGAAATTCACACAGTCAAAGGGTGGTCCGAGGGTGCCGATGATCTTCTTATCCGAGACCGGTTATTTGATGGTCGTGAAGTCTCTGACCGATGATAAGGCTTGGGCGATCCACCGCGCCCTGGTCAAGTGCTACTTTAACAAAAAGGAACCCAACAAACCGTTGACCTCCGAGGAAATCGAAGCATTCAGGACGCGGATTGCAGCCGGGGGCGGCACGCTGGAAGTTGCCCGCGAATTCGGGCGGGCGGCTTCCACGGTCAAGAAGTTCACAATAACCGAGAGGGCCGCAAGGGCTGGCCAGCTGCAACTGTTTGCCTAAGCACTGCAGGGCTTAGGCAATGACAAGGGCGGTAGAATTGAGCCTCCGCCGCCCTTGTTCATTACCCCATTGACAACCCGATTTTAAAAGAGTACAACCCCCGAAACAGTAAAAACCGCCCAAAGCCCCTATCCCTCACCGGATTGGGGCTTTTCTTTTTTGTCCGCAAAAAATACTTACCACACCCCCCTCCTGTAATCTCCCACCCGTACCTCCTTTTTGTGATAGGGCCGGGTGGGGACTTAACCACCCACCCGACCCGCTTTTTAAGACGACCAGGATTACCAAGATTTTAAATCCTGAGTAATCCCGAGTAACCCCGAAGCCAATTAGTTCGAATACCCCAGAGGGCGCTGACGGCAGTCTCCGTGGTCCTGCCCGAGCCCGCATACGAAGGGGGCGGTATACGCCCCCACAGCAAGGCCCCCGGACAGTACCATGTAGTCCGGGGGCAACACCGAAACATATGGTCCAGGATTACCAGGCTTTTAAATCCTGAGTAATCCCGAGTAATCCCGAGGCTAATAAAATGCTTATCCCCATTCCAAAACGCCAGATAAACATCATCGGCCTCCACTGCTCCGACTCGCCCAATGGCCGGTCAGTCACCCCTGCCGATATCGACCAATGGCACCAGGAACCAAGCAAAGGTTTCCACCGCACCGACTACTGGCGCAACCAGTTCAACCCCCACCTGGTTGCCTTCGGCTACACCTATTTCATCGACGTCGACGGCACAATCTACACCGGCCGGCACATCGATGAAATCCCGGCCCAGGCCAAGGGGCACAACTCCAACGCCGCCGGCATCTGCCTGGCAGGCCGCGACAAATTTACCCCAGCTGAATGGGCCAGCCTCAAAACACTGGTGCAGGATCTCCAGGCCAAGATCAAGGCCAGCACCCACGGCCTGAACGCCAAACCATTCGGCCACTATCAATGGCCCGACAGTCACAAAACCTGCCCCAACTTCGACGTCCCGGCCTGGGTAAAAGCAGGCATGACGCCCGACCCGGCGCACGTATTGGAGGGCAAATGACCACCGCCTCACTGTCCCCTTTTCGACTGTCCACTGCCTACTGCCTCTACGCCCCGGAAAGCTACACCCGCGCCACCCCCGAGGTGCGCGCCACCGTAGTCAACGGCTGCGGCCCTGGCGGCTGGAAGCTCGACCTGGTTCCGGACACGATCTGGTTCCTCGATATCTCCCTCTGCTGCGATATCCACGATTGGATGTATGTGGAAGGCGAAACCATAGAAGCCAAGGAAGAGGCTGACCGGGTCTTTCTGAACAACATGTTGCGCGCTATCGATGCCGCCGGCGGGCCTAAAATTTTGCAAGCTCTCCGCCGTCGCCGCGCCGCCAAATATTACAACATGGTTCACCTGTTCGGCGGTCCCGCCTACTGGCTGGGCAAAAACAGCAGCACGCAATTGATCGCAGCAACGTCAACATCTTAACCCCCCTCAATCCCCCCTTAACTTAAGGGGGGAGGCCTAAAGCCCCTCCGAACAAAAGCCCCTCCCCTTAGATAAGGGGAGGCGGGGGAGGGGTTAAGATCTTGGAGGCGGGGGAGGGGTTAAGAACACAACAACACAAAGGAGCCCAACATGTTCAGCAAAATCTTCGCATTCTTCACCAGCTTCTTCACCAACGTCAAAGCCGATCCCATGTCATCCGCCAAGGGCCTGGTACAACTCGCCTCTGCCGGCGCGGTCGGCTACGGCATGGCTACCGGCATCGTGCCGGTCAACGTCGGCGCACCCATGGCCGCTTCATTCGCCGCCTCCGGCATCCACGCCCTGGGCACCAACAACACGACCGGCGTCGAAGCCCCGGCAGCGGTAAAAGCCGAAGCCGCCATCACCCAGGCCGCAGCCCTCACCCCCACCGTATTGTCGGTGGTGGATCAGATCAAAGCCATCAAGGCCGAGGCCGACGAAGGACAGCAGAAAGTGGACGCCTACCAGACGGTGCTGGCGGTTCTGACAGCGGTTGCCCCGCCGAAACCCCCGGCCCACGAATAAATGGACGACATGGACCGCGCCCAGGATCGCCAGGCCGAATTTACCGCCGACGCCCTTCGTGACCACTGGCGCAACCAGAAAATAGGCATCGGTCTCAGCCATTGCCGCGAATGCGGGGAGCAGATCCCCGAACCCAGGCGCAGGGCAGTACCAACCGCCACCCATTGCATAGACTGTCAAACTGAAATTGAATTCAACTCCCGGAGGCCACTGTAATGGAAGCCATCTCTCTCCCCTTCGCCACCCTGGTCATGCAGGTGCTGGGCCTGCCCGGCCTGATCTTCGTTATCTGGCACTTTGACGCCAAGCGCTTCGAAAAACAGCGCGAGGAATACAAGGACCACATCGCCGAGATCCTCTCCCAGTACAAAGACGACGTCAGCGGCATCAAAAAACTCTACGAGAACAACGTCGAGCTGGTCCACAACTATGAATACGGCGTCAAACAATGGGAAAAGCTGGACGGCGACCTGGCCGGGATCATCACCCTCAACACACGCATCCTCTCGACCCTGGTGGAAAAGGTTGAGAGCAACCAGTTTTGCCCGACAGTACGGGGAGCGGGGCCACACCGATGAGCATCGAAAGAGCCGCCATGCGCGGGAAACTGGCCGAGGCCGAGGATATGAGGCGCCGCCTCAATCTCAAGGGTGAAGGGCTGATCATAGCGCTCCGCCAGGGATTGAACACCGCCCTGCAGCCGTTCGAGGATATCGATATCCCGCTGCTGGATGAACAATGGGACAGCCTGAAAACAGCCTGGGCCGAGGTGATTAAAATCAGAAGCGACATCGCCCGGCTGGAGAGGGAGTTGCGCTAATGGCTGAAAAGGGAGCACGCGCACAACTGGAGCCGGTGGCAGCCCAAATGTATGCGAGCGGCCAGACGCTCACGGCCATTTCCGAATTTCTGGACGTTTCCAGAAATACCTTGACTGAATGGAAGGCCAGGACAAAGCGCCCAGGTGATGACCTGGATGAATGGGATAAGGCCAAACAGCGCAAGAACACCTTTGGCCTGCGCATGGAGTCGCTGCTGGAGCGCGAACTGACCTATGCCGAAGAACGCCAGCCCGGAGCGATTGAAGGGGCCACGCTTGACAACCTTTCCAAGCTGGGTGCGCTGGTGGTGAGATTCAAAGCGGTTGAAGCCCAGGGTGCCGGATTCGACAAGGCAAAGGTATTTTTGGAAAACCTGCAATTTATCGCCGGCTGGATGAAGGAAAACGAACCACAGGGGTTGAAGGTATTGGCCGAGTCCTTTGATGACCTTACCGCAGCATTCAAGGAGTCGCTCGATGGCGTTGCGTAAACGGCCAAATCTTACCGAAGGGCAGTTCGATCGACAGGTCGCGGAGCTCCGCGCCTGGATCAAGGACAGTGTCTCGCCCTTTGAAAATGATACGCCTGCCATTCAGAAGGCCCGCAAAGAGCGAGCCCGCACGGACAAACTCTATTTCATGGAGACCTATCTGCCCCATTATTTCACCTGTCCCTTCGGTGAATTTCATGGGGAGTGGAGCGACTTCGCCCGGTTGAAAGACCAGTTTGGCCTGATCGGCGCACCCCGCGAACATGCCAAAACGACCTTCTTTACCTTCGGGGATCCGCTGCATGTCATCTGCTACAACCTGATCCATTTCGGCATGATCATTTCCGACACCCATGAACAGGCCAGCGGCTTCACCGTGGCCATCAAGCTGGAGCTGGAAGAGAACCCCCGCATCAAACATGACTTTGGAAGTTTTAAAACCCGCAACTGGAGTGATGACGACTTCAAAACCAAGGGCGGCATCTGGCTGCTGGCCCGTGGCCGCAAGGATAAGGTCAGGGGTCTGAAAAACGGCCCTCATCGCCCGGACTATGTTCGTATTGACGACTTTGAAAATGACGACAATGTCGAAAACCCCAAGCTGGTGTTGAGGGGAATCAAGTGGATCCGCGGCACGGTGATCGGCTCCCTTGGCCAGGGGTACAACGCCCTGATGGTCGGCAACCTGTTTCATCCAAAATCAGCCATCTCCACTCTGATCGCCGACCTGGATGACGACGGTAAACCCCGCTACGCCTCAAAGGTTTATCAAGCCATTCTTGATGAAGGGGCCGCCAATGAGCGCCCGCTCTGGCCGCAAAACTGGTCCCTTGCCCGGCTCTCCGCAAAAAAACATGACATGGGCACCTTTGATTTTAACCGCGAAATGCAGAATATCGTGGCCGTTGAAGGGTCCCCCTTCCCGGAGAACCAGGTCAAACATTATGAACGTATCGAAGTCATCAACCGCCCGCTGATCATCGCCACGGCCCTCGACCCCTCGGCCAAGGCCGGAGAGGGCAACGACTTCCGCGCCTGTGTTACCTGGGGACTTGACCCGGCAGAGATGACCTTCTTTTGCCTGCATGCCTGGCTGAAAAAATTGAGCATCGGCGAAATGTTCGCCGCCGCCTATGCCCAGCAGGAACAGTATGGCAGCAGCAAGGTCTTTGTTGAAGAGAACATGCTCAAGGATTTCCTGCATGAGGCCATTGCCACCTATGCCCGCCAGGTCGGAAAGTTTCTGCCCTGGCAGCCGATCCAGCACAATACCAACAAGATCGGCCGCATCGTCGGCACCTGTGCCTACCTCTGGGAGTTTGGGCACATGCAGTTTGAAAAGAACCACAGCGACCAGAACCTGCTGGAGGGCCAGTTTGTTTATCTTCTGACCCCATCGGTAAATGACGACGGCCCGGACGCCTCGGAAATGGCAATCAGCGGATTGCAGAGCGGCATGATCACCGCCGCCTGCGCCCCACCCCAGGAAACCACCCCCGACAACTACCACGCCGAGCGTAAAGGGCTGCTGGCCGGGATCAAAGGCCGCCAAAAATACGGGAGACGCAAAGTGTAACCCCGTAACCCCCCTCAATCCCCCCTTAACCTAAGGGGGGAGGCTTCAAGCCCCTCCCCTTAGATAAGGGGAGGCGGGGGAGGGGTTAAGATTCTAGGAGAACAACATGAAACTGCTCGACCGCCTCTTCAACATCGATAAAAAAGTCGAAGAAAAACTCTCCGCCGCCGTGGACCAGCGCCTCAAGGCCGCCCTGCCCGCAGCCGTGGCCGAACGCCTCCAGGCCGCCTCCATCTCCCTGGATAACGACTACGGCTGGCGGCTGTTGAACGGCACCTCCACCCGCGAGCTGCTCATCGCCCCCTACGAGCAGCAGATCATCATGGCGTACTGGCTCTACAAGACCAACCCCCTGGCCGCCTTCCTCATCGACGTCCCGGCCGCCTTCGTTGCCGCCGACGCCATGCCGTTCACCTGCGACAACGAGGACGTAGAAAAAACGCTTAAAGCATTCTGGGACCGCAACCGGCTGGAACTGCGCTGGGGTAACTACATCAAGGAATGCGCCGTATTCGGCAACCTGGTGCTTACCGCCCATGTGGCCGAACAGACCGGCCGGGTCAAGCTGGGCTATCTCGACCCCGGCCTGATCTCCACCACCCTCTGCGATCCCGAGGATGTCCAGACCAAGATCGGCGTCCGGATCAAGGCCACCGAACACCGTGGCGAACGGACCCTGAAGGTTATCCTGGACAGCGACACCGAGGAGGATCTCTCCCCGATCGCCAAGGAGCTGCGCGACCAGATGACCGACGGCCAGTGCTTCCTGATCCAGATCAACTGCATGAGCTCCGAAATGATGGGCACCTCCGACCTGTTCAACATCGGCGAGCACCTGGACGCCTACGAGCAGACCATGCTCGATGCCGGAGAGAAGCACAGCCAGTTCAACGCCTTCTACTACGACATCACGGTCAGCGGCGCCGACGCCAAACAGCTGGAGGCGGAGCGCGCCCTCTACACGCCACCCCGCACCGGTGGTGCCTTCATCCATAACGAAAAGGTCACATGCGAGGCCGTAGCCCCGGACCTCAAGGCGCTCGATGCCGAAACCGCCACCCGCTTCCAGCGCCGGCACATCCTGGGGGCCAAGTGCGTGCCCAACCACTGGTATGCCGATCCCGACGGCAGCAACCGCGCCACCGCCGACGCCATGGACCGCCCGACCCTGATGAACTTCACCCGGCGGCAGAACGAAGCCAAAGCGGTTTTGAAAACCATCGCCGACTTTGTCATCAGCTCCGCCATTGATGCCTCCTACCTCAACGTCCCGGAGGAGGAGGCCTACCAATACGAGATCTCCACCCCGCCGCTCACCGACAAGGACGTGGCCAAGATCTCCACCATGCTGCGCGATGTCTCCAGCGCGCTGGTAACCGCCGAGGGCCAGGGCTGGATCGACCAGGAAAAAGCCGCCCGCATGTTCGCCTTCTGCACCGCCATGCTCGGCTTTGAATACAACCCGGACGAATGCAGCGACGTACCCCCGGAAGGCAAGGATTACAAAAACGCCAAATTCGCCCCAGGAAGGCCGAACGCCACCACGGTGGCTACCGATGGTCCCGACGAGGGCGAAAAAGGGCCTTAACACGTGTCATAAAGCGAACCAGGGCCAAACCCGTAACCCCCTCAGTCCCCCTTTGACAAAGGGGGAGGTTTAAAACCCCTCCCCTTAGGTAAGGGGAGGCGGGGAGGGGTTAAGGTTTAAAGCAGCAAAGGACAATCATGGCGACACCAGCAACCGACATACTCCAGCAGATCCTCACCGCCCAGGGCCTCCGCACCATCGCCGGGGCCGAGGCCGTGCGCCGGATACTGGAGGAGGTGCGCAAACAGGTCATTGGTGAAATCGCCTCCGCCGCGCCGGAATCCTTCACCGCCTTTCGGCAAACGCAGATGCTGGCACAGCTGGACCGCCTGCTCTACGACGCCGAGGCCGGCATGCGGGTGGAGCTGGGCCGGGGCATCAACGCCGCCTGGGAGGCAGGCCGCGATCTGCTGCCGCAGATGGCCAGCGCCGCCGGCACGGTCCTCTCTCCGGTCGGCATCTCCAGCCACCTGGTGGACCAGCTCAAGGAATTCACCTGGGGCCGGATCAGCGCCATCACCAACGATGCCCAGGCCAAGATCCGGGCGGAGCTCACCCTGGGTGTCCTGGGACAGAAAACCCCGCACGAGATCTCCGGGACCATTGCCGGCACCCTGGAGCGCCCCGGCTTTTTCAAAAGCATTGAGGAGCGCGCCATGGTCATCACCAAAACCGAGCTGGGCCGCACCTTCACCATGGCCCACCAGGCCAGCATGGAAGCCGCCGTGCCAACCCTGCCCGGTCTGGAAAAGATGTGGCTGCACGCCGGTCACCCCAAGCGCGCCCGGATCTATCACCTGTACAACAACGGCCAGACCAAACCGGTGGCCGAGCCGTTCCTTATCGGCAATATCATCATGATGTATCCGCGCGATCCCAAAGCCCCGGCCAGCGAGGTCGTCAACTGCGGCTGCATGCATGTGGCCTACATGCCGGGGTGGGGATCGAAAAAAGAGTATTTAACGAGCTGGGAAAAGGCCCAAGCGGCCGCAAACAAACCAAGGAGGTAACACAATGGCAGAAGCGATCGACAAGAAGTACCTGGAGGGGCTGGTGTTCAAAAGCTCCAAACCGAAGAAAACCGACAGCGGCAACGTCCATGTCCCGGTGGAGCGCGCGCTGACCCCGGCTGATGTGCTGGACTGGAAGGACAGCGGCAAGGACCTGGTCATCGTTACCGCAGACGGCCAGAAATACCGCGTAGCCAAGGATGCAAAAAAAGGCAAGGAGTAACCCATGGTTTTTGAACTGATCCAGACATCATGCCGTATCATGGCCGTCTGCGGT